CCCGAGCCGCGTCGATCGCGCGGGCGGACGAGCACGCGGACGGCCGATCGAACGCGTGGGCGGACCGCTCGCGCGACGCGCTGGCGAAGGGCTAGTCTCCGAGGATCGGGATCGCGACGCACCGGCACTGGTAGTCCGTGCCGGGGTTCGCGCGGTCCCCGTCGAGGCTGACAACCGGCGGATTCGCGAATTCGAAGATCTGCCCGTCGAGCGCGTAGTGCAGTCCCTTGGGCCATTTCCCGGACGGGTTCCCGCGGACGCGCTCGTCGTGCGACGTCGACCACCGATAGCGCGTGATCCCGACCTCGGAGCAACGCGCGACCGTCAGATCCGCGTTGCCTTTCAGGATCTGATCTCGGGCGATCAGATTCCCGCGCGACTGCGAGACTCCGAAGCGCTCCCGGATCTGGTCCGCGATCGTCTCGACCCGCGTTCCCTCGCGAGCGCCGGCGCGGACGACGTCGCGAACGTCCGCGTGTAGTCGCTTCGCGATGGAGGTGATCAGGCCCACGTTTTCGCGGCGCCAGGCCTCTAGCAATCGAAGGATCGCCGGCGGCTCCGCGTCGATGTCAATCCGGAGCACCGATGCGAGATCGTCGACGTTCCAGCGATTGATCCGGCGCCCGAAGCGATCGACAAGATCGAGCGCGCGGTCCTTCGCGATCTTCTCGAGCCGGACCAGTAGAAGCCCGAAGTCCAGATCTCCCGCCGCGTCCTCCCGCTGCTCCGCGCGCCGCGCGTCGAGCCACGGGCGAACGAACGCGCGGACCTCCGCCGCGAGATCGCGATTCAGGCCCCGCAGGCTCGCCGCGTACGCCTCCGCTACGTCGAGCGGGACCGCCGGACGTCGCGCGACCTTCTCGCGCTTCGCGAGGGTCTCACGGCGCGCCGCGAGGGCCGCGCGCCTCGAGGCCTTGGGCTTCACGAGACCGGGACCTCGACCCGGCGCGCGCGCTCCACGAAGTAGGGCTCCGCCCAGGCCCACTGGTGATCGGGCTGGCCTCCGTCCAGATCGAGGAAGTAGATCCGCCCGTTCGCGGTCGCCGTCACGGAAAGCCGGTGCTGATCTGCCGTGTCGATCCAGGTCTCGCCCGCCGTCGGGCGGAGAACCTCCGGACCCGGATCGAGATCATCGCCTCCGCCGATCTTCGCTGCCTCGAGGATCTCGTGGTAGCTCGCGCCTCCGAGCCGGATCTCGCGAGCCTCCGCCGCGTCGAGAACGCCGCTCGAGATCCGAGTCGCGTCCGTCGTCGCCTCGACCGACTCCTGGGCCGCCCTCTCCGCCGGGGTCGGGGTCCAGAGGGCGGGCCATTCGATCTCGCCGGACCAGTCGATCCCGTTGGAGCGCGCGACGGTCCGGATCAGAGTCGCGATCTGGGCTTCGTGGCGTGTGCGCTCGATCTCGATCTTCTTGTACCAGATCCGGAGATCGCTCTCGCCCGTCGCGTTCATGCCGACCGGGGAGACCCCGAGAAGGCGCGTAGCGGGCATCCCCGCCCACGACGCCACGCGTTGAAGGATCCGGCCTTGTAGCGCGTCGACGCCCGTAAGGTTCGCCGCGCCGACGTGCTCGAAAGACTCGCCGTCCGCGTCGAGCACGACCGCACGCGAGACGCTCCGCGCGAGGTCGACGATCTCCATGCGATCGCGCATCACGGACGCCTGCCCGTTCGCTATCATCGTCACGAGATCCTTGATCTTGAACACCGCCTGCGAGAGATCTTGGAACGCCGCGATCACCGCCGCGTTGCTCGAACCCTCGTCGCGGAGCGCGTCGTACGGACGCTGGAGCACGGAGAGATCCTTGCCCGAGCGGTTGATCTTCATGCGCGCGGGCGTGAGGGCCCCGCCGAAGAAAACGAACCGCGACGCGTGGATCTCCTGCCCGATCCGGGTGTTGCTGATCCAGTAGTGCGACGGGCGCCCGTAGCTCGCGCTCGAACGCGACTCCTCGAACCGAGACGGGGTGAGATCGATCCCGTCGACCGCCTCGAGGAAGGTCAGATCCCCGGGCTGGATCGCCTCGAGGGCGACCGGCGAGGACTGCGGGCCGAGCCGGTCCGAGAGCCCGAGGTAGACGGCCCCGCGCCCGTACGCGCGGCCCCAGCGCCACGCATCGCCCGCGCGGTCGATCGCTCCGGTGCGTCGCAGAGCCTGATCGAGCGCCTCGGAGCCGGTGCTGATTCCGGCGCCGATCGCGTCGTCCGGAACCGCGTCGACGATGGTCCCCGCCAAACCGTTCGCCAGATAGAGCGCCTCGATCGTCGGGTCATCGATCGCCACGAAGATCGGGCGGACCGACGTCGATCGATCTCGCACTCCGCCGAGCCCCGTCACCAGGGAGAACCACCCGTCCTCGCGAAGCTGATCCTTGAACCACGCGGTCAGATCTCGGAGCGCCATGGGGGGAAGTGTAGCGCGTCACGGCCGCCACCTCGCGGCCCGTAGCGCGGCCTCGCGGATCGCGACCGAGAGCGGCTCGCCACGCTGGGCGGCGTACCGCTCGAGATCGCGGCGCTCGGTCGCCGTGAGACGCACGAGCAGCGCGGAGCGCGAGCCCTCGCGCGGCTCTATGGCGCGGGGTCGCCCCGGCTTCGCGATCGTGGCAAGCGCCGGACGCACGAGATCCAGACCACGAACGCCGCGGGCGATGCGGCTGCGTACCGCAGCCCCCGAGACGCCTGCGCGGCGTGCGATCTCGCGGATGGTGAGCCACTCGCTCCCAACGAGCAGGACGCGCGGCTCGGCGGCGGGTGGGCGGCCTCGCTTGGGGGCTGTCACGACGCCTCCAGACGAGCGATCCTGGCGCACCGCGGGCACACGGACCCAGGCGCATCGTCGGAGACGGCATAGCCCCACGGCCCTCCGATCTGTCGCCCGGTGCAGATTGCTCGGTAGTACGTCCGACCGCCCATGTCGCGGCCCGTCCGGTCGCCGTAGAGGCGCGACCCGCGAGCGACGTGGACGTAGCGCGTGCTCGACGCGTGCACGAAGCGATACAGGTCGCCCACGGGGATCCATCCTGCCATCGTGATCGTGTAGGTCGTCATCGTCATCTCCTCTGCGGCACTTGCCGCGACGCGCCCTGCCGGTAGCGAGCCGGTCCCGATCCGCTCGTGGCGCTGGGTGGGTCAGTTGTCTGCGTGAGAGGACTGTAGCGATATCGCGGCCGCGCGCAAGGTCCGCGCACGATTATTTTCGAGATATCGTGCAAGGCGGCGGAATCACGGCGCTTTTGGCGCTCCCGGAAACGCTACCCGTGCTCCCGGTATGCGTCCGCCGCCATTTTCGCGACCGCCTCCGCGTAGGACCGGGCTCCGCGCGAGTCCAGGATCATCAGGGCCATCGTCGTCGCGTCGACGTCGTCGTCGTGCTTCGCGAGGGGGAAGCGCTGCAAAGTCGAGGCGTAGTCCGCAACCCACGGCGCGATCGAGTCCGGCGGGACGAGCGCGCGCCCGGTCTCGAAAAGATAGGCCTTCGCCTCCGCGCGGCTGTACTTCGACGCCTGACCCGGATCCCACGGGGTCAGTCCGATCAACTCCGCCTTGAAAAAGTCGACGATCGCCGGACCGTTCGCCTTGTCTTCGATGTAGATCGCGCACCCGGGGAAGCGCGCGGACATCGCGAAAAGGGCGCGGACGGTCTCGCTCGCGCTCATGCGGCGCGTGTCTCGCGCGAGGAGAAGGAACGACCCAGAGACGGGTCCTCGCCACGCCTGGATCGAAACCAGATCGCTCGAGCGCGTGTCTTTGAAAGTCGCGTCGCAGGTGATGATCGTGCGCCCTCCGAGAGGGGGCTCGCCGGTGCGCGGATCTGGCGCCCAGCGGTGATCCAGTACGCGCTTGAAAAGCATCCCATCCGGAGGTGTCGGGTCCTGATTGTTCTGCGCCGCGTGGCCTTGCGGCCCGAGCGCAACGCGATCCGCCTCAACGACCTCACGAGGGAAGCGGTCGGGGCAGAGTAGCTCGCCGTCGACGGTGCGCGGGTCCCGGAATCCGGTCTCGCGCACGTAGCAGACGGAGCGACTCGAAAACTCCGCCGGGAGGATCAGGGCGGCGTATCCAGCCTCGATCGCGCGTCCAGGGGTGTCGTCGTGGTGGAGCCTCTGTCCGATCAGGACCCGGCGCGTGGTCTTTGCGTCCGCGCGCCGGGTGTGCAGGGTGTTGAACCAAAACCGATTCGCGCGCTCGAGCGCGACCGGATCGAGCGCGGCGCGCCCGTCCGCATCCTGGGCCTTCGCGAGATCGTCCCCGACGAGGACGTCCGCGTGGTAGCCCGTGACGGTCCCGCCGACGCTGGTGGAGAACCGCCAGCCCTTCGACCGGACGCGGAACATCCGGATCCGATCCTCGATCGCAGGATCCAGCGCGAGCGCGGGCCAGCGCGTGCGCCACCATTCGGTCTCGAGCAGCCCGCGCAGGATCCGCGCTGATTTCTCCGAGAGATCCTGTGCGTAGGTCGCGGAGATCGTGCGACGCGTGGGCTCGACCGCGAGCCAATCCCAGGCGTTCCACAGAGTCACCAGAAGCGATTTGGAGTGACCCGGCGGAACCGCGATCACCAGATCCCGGATCTGCCCGCGCGAGACCGCCTCGAGGTGTTCGCAGATCGCCGACATGTGCCAAGACCACCGGCACGGAGACGGCTCGACGTAGGGCCAGGCGAGGCGCGCGAACGAGGAGAACGCGCGTCGGGACTGCTCCCGATCAAGCTCGATCAGAGTGTCCGCGATCTTCTGTCGGTCCTCGGAGATCACGGCGCTCGCGTCGATGCCTCCGCGGCCTCGCACCTCGCGACCGCCACGTCGGCGATCTCGTCCACGATCTCGATCAGGATCGCGCGGCGCCCCTCGAGAATCGCCCCTACTCCGGTCGTCCCGGAGCCCGCGAACGGGTCGAGGATCACCCCGCCCGGAGGCGCGAGGCGCGCGATCGGGCGCATGAGATCCGTAGGCTTGCCGGTCTGGTGGTGCTTGTCGTCCGCGCGGACCGTCGCAGGAATCACGCCCGGAAGCACGGTCACGCCCGTGACGCACGGCGGAAGCGGCCCGAGCGATCCCCAGTGGACGAATTCCGCTTGCTGGCGGAAGCCCCCCGGGGCCGGACGCGCGCCCGCGCCCTTGTCCCAGACCGCGAGCCCGCGAAGGATCCAGCCCGCGCACTGGATCGCGTCCTGGGTCGCGCCGCACTGGCGCCAATCCGAGAACGCCGCGATCATGGCTCCGCGCCGCGCGCGCTCGCGCGCCAGCGACCCCCAGAGGGTCCACCATAGCGCGAACGAGCGCTGGTCCCTCACGTCCCCGGCGAAATCCGGCCGGGCGCCTCGCGCTTCGGTGCGGGTGTACTTCTGATCCGTCGAGCGCGCTCGATCTCCGCGGAACATGCCCCCGCTCGAGTAGGGAGGATCCGTGATCACTGCATCGATCGATGCGACAGGTAGCGCCTCGATCGCGCGCATCGAATCGCCGCGCACGACGCACCATCGCGCGCGCCCCTCGAGAACGTCCGCCGGTGTCGCATGGCGACTCATGCTCCCACCTCCGCCGCGCGCTCGAGGTAGTCGATCCCTGCCGTCGCGCGCTCGATCTCCCCATACGAGCGATGGTAGACGATCCGCTTCAGGTCCCTCTGTGCGACGTAGCCTTGGGCCGCGTGCCACGCATCCCGCGCGGCCAACGTGCGGAAGGTCTCGACCGTCACGCCCCGGAGATCCTTGACCTGGGCGTGGTGGACGTGCCCGCAGAGCCAGTGTCGGTGCTTCGCGCGCCCCCAGTCCTCCGGGCGCTCCGCCGCCATGACGGCCCCGAGATCCTCGAGGCGCCCGCGGTCGCCGTGCGTCGTGCCGATCAGGACCCTTCCGTGGATCCAGTAGTGGCGCGCCGCGGGGTCGATCGGGACGTCGACGCGAGGTTCCGATCGGTAGTACTGCCGGAGCGCTAGTGCGAGCATGATGGCCGTATAGCGATCGTGATTGCCCGCGACGCAGTCGACCGCGACGAGGTCGTGATGCTCGAGCGCCGCATCGATCATCGCGACGAAGATCCGGAGCCCGATCTCGAGAACGCGCGCCGTTCGCCCGTCGACGTCGAGCGAGTGATCGCCGTGCGTGGTGCGCTGGTTCTCGTTGTCGAAATGGAAGAAATCCCCGAGGTTCACGATCAAGGCTCCGGAGGCGCGCGGGCCCCGGAGGACGAGATCGCGCACGGCCCCGACGAGAAGCCGCTCCGCGATTTCGAGGTCGAAATTCGCGCCGGATTCCTTCCCCCAGGCGAGGAGCCCGACGTGGGGATCTCCGAGGGGGTAGACGGCGAGGAGATCGGGATCGCGCTCGAGCGCCGGAAGCGGGATCGAGCCCTCGCGCGGGCGCACGATCTCGGGGAGCTTCGCGGCCATGCGCGCGATCTGATCCTCGATCGGCTCCCCTACCAGGCGCGTTTTGACCCACTGACCCTTGACCTGACCGTCCGCCCCGACGTAGGTAGACACGCCCTTGATCGTGTGTCCGTCCGGGATCGCGTCGACCGGCGGGGCCTCGCGGCGTCCTCCGGAGGCCAACTCCCTCGCCGCGGGGAAGTAGGCGTGCACGAAGCGAGAACGCCCGCCACGCGCCGCGCAGTACGCCGCGCGGGACAGGAGAGCGGGGTCGACCCCTCGCTCCGCCGCCGCGCGCGCGATGTCGTCCGCCAAGGCCTGGATCTGGGTCTGGTGATCGACGACGTTGACGGGCTTACGCTGCATCGGGGCTCTCTTTCGGAGGGTCTCGCGGAGGGTCTGAAAAGAACCCCTCGAGGGCTGCGAGAAGGCGAAGCGCCGTCGAAGGGGATACGTAGATCGACGCGAATTCCCGGACGCCGGCGATCCGGATCTGGATCCTATCATCGCCCGGGGGCATTTCACGCACCGTCACGGGATCTGGCATCCCGGAGGGCTAGCACGTCCCTTCGTCTACGTCGAGCGCGCGATCAAGATCGCGCCGCGCCGCGCGGTACTCCGGACCGTGATCGGCGATCTCGTGTCCGTGCCGCTGCCAGGCGAGAAGGTGCGCGATCTCGTGCCGGATCGTGTCCTCGCGATCCTCCGGGCTCGAGCGCTCGAAGACGATCTCGTCCAGGACGACGATCGCCGCGTCGTCCCAAAAAAAGGCCTCCGCGTGAACCTCCGCGCCCTCGGCCCCGGCGAGCGGGTGCATCGTCCACGCGATCGACAGACTCACGCGCGGGAGTAGGAGCGCCGCGACGGACCGCGCGTGCGTCTCCACGCGCCTTCGCGCGCGCGCCCTCACCGGCTCTCGCCGAGGCTCTCGCCGAGGCTCAAGCGCTCGCGGCGCCAGCGCTCGATCCCGCGCTGGGCTGGGTCTCGCGGGACCGCCTCGAGGGCGAGGCGCGCCCGCTCGAGCGCCTTCTCGTCGGAGTCGGTCCCCGTCAGTGCGGCGAGGAATCCAGGGGCCGCGCGAGAGACGATCTCGAGCGCGGAGATCACGATCCGGACGATCTCGGTTTCGGGCATCCGTCGAGCGTAGCAGGCTCCGGAGCGCGCGTCAAATAGGCGCGCCCGCCGGAGAGAGGGCCGGCGGGCGCTAGGACGAACGAAGGGGAGAGCCGGACGAACGCGCCCGAGGGCGCCAGCGACTACGGTAGCACAAGATCCGGCAGGGTGAGCCCGAGCCCCGCCGCGACGGCGCGGAGGTCGGCGTAGCTCGCCGCGAAGGCTCGAGCGAACGCCAGCGCGGCGCCCAGCAAGCCCTCCGAGGCTCCGGAGCGGCTCGCCGCGACCGTCGACGCGTACCAGGCTCCGAGGGCCAGGCGGGCGCCGGAGTAGGCGAGGTCGACGGGTGCCCAGCGATCCGAGACCCCAGCAAGGCACGCGTCCGGATCCGGCGCACCTCGTGGGCACGTCGCGCGGGCGTCGGTCTCGGAGGCAAGCGAGATCGCGTCCCCCGCGGTCGACGTCGCGAACGCCGCGATCTCGAGCGCGCGGGCGGAAGTCTGGACGGCGCTCGAACCGCACGCGGAGAGGATCAGGAACGCGAGGGGTAGCAGGCTCCGGAGCTTGATCATGCTTCGGAGCCTAGCACGCAAGGATCAATCTGCGATCCCCTCCGCGCGCGCCTGGTCCTCCGAGAAGGTCCGCGCGTAGAAGCTCGAACCGATCCGGACGATCCGGCGGTAGCGCGACCCGCGCCCGTGACGTCCGCCCGAGGGCGGCGCGTTCTCGAGGCCCAGCGCACCGCGCTCGAGCGCCTCACGCTCCGGCGCGGAGAGCCGCGAGACGCACACTCGGCGCGCGCTCCGATGCGAGCCCCAACCGTCGACGACGCGATCCGCGTCGATCCAGATCTCGATCTTCGCGGGGGTCACTTGGACACCAGGAGCCGCTCGACCTCCGAGCCGGAGATACGCGCGCGGACCAGATCGGCGCTGCGGGCCCGCGACGCGCGACGAGCGTCGGCGGCGGCGTAGGCGGCGGCGGCGGCGGCGGCGGCGGCGGCGGCGTAGGCGGCGGCGTCGGCGGCGGCGTTGGCGGCGTCGGCGGCGTCGGCGGCGGCGGCGGCGGCGAAGGCGAAGGCGGCGTTGGCGGCGTTGGCGGCGGCGTAGGCGGCGTCGGCGTAGGCGTTGTCGGCGGCGCAGGAGGCGGCGTTGGCGGCGGCGTAGGCGGCTCGTCGCGCCTCCCGCACCTCCTCGATCGTCGCCTCGCCTCGCGCCCACGGACGCGTCGTCTCGATCGCGATGCGCGGGCGGTCCTCTCCTGCCGGGACGTGGACGAGCGCGGGCTCCGCGCAATCGCACGCCGCGAGGACGAGGATACGACGATCGACGCCGACGCGCGCCGCGATCCACAACAGCCAATCACCGCGCGGACACGCGTCCCATGCGGCGGCGACGGTCTGGTGTTGCTCGGCGGCGAGCCACGCGAGCGACTCCGAGCACGCGCCGAGGTTACGAAGGATCTGGATCATTTCGTCGTTCGTCATGGTCTTTCTCTCTTTCTTCGTTGTCGCCCTTGCGACTCAA